AACTAGATTTTATAAATTAGGTAGTGTAACTTATGTAGGTACAAATGCTGCAGGTAATAATCCTTTTGGCCCTGAATATCCTACAGTTTTAGAAGAAATTACACAAGGAGAATTTAACTTAATAAATAAATCTCCACTCACAAGACCTAGTGCTGCTTTTCCAGTATTCACTATAAGAAATCATACATTGCAAATATCACCTGCTATTACAGAGATAACTATAAATTATATTAAAAAACCAGAAGACGTCGTGTGGGCTTATAGTGTAGGAGCTTTAGGGCAATATGTGCATGAGCCAACTAATACAGGCGCAGGTATTATTCCAACTACTGGTACTGTAAATTTTGAATTATCAGATTTAGAGCAAACTGAAGTTATACTTAGAATATTGCAATATGCTGGCGTAATAATAAGAGATCCGCAAATAATACAAACAGCTTCTAGCTTAGTACAACAAGACGATCAGATAGAAAAAACTTAATAAATGGGATTAATAACAGAAACTAATTATCAATACTATCAAGGTAGTCAACTATACGTAGGTAATG